CTCGACTTTTCAGATTTTTTCAAAAATAAGGGGGTGTAGTCCGAAATTGCGTGTTTTGCGGGTTATTTTTGTTAACCTCTATTGGTAAAAATAAGGAAGCGGCCGTGTAAAACGCTGGAAAATTAGTGAAACTCAAAAAAAGGTAAAACAAAAAAACTGGAAAAATATGTTGGGGTTGAATGATACACATTTTTTGCGTTATCGTTAAATTACAGAGGGGGAAATCATACATGAAGTATACTCAGGGCGAAATTGCGTCGATGATCATAGACGAAGACCTGAAACCGTTTTATAACAGCAGGGAATGGAGAAAGATCTCCAAAAAAGTGATCGCAGACGGACACTTTGAGTGTGTCGAATGTAAGAAAATGGGGAAAGTCACAGACGCAGTGCTTACTCACCATGTTAATGAGCTGCGCAGCAGACCTGACCTCGCTTACAGTTTCACCTATACGGATGAAAACGGCGAAGTCAAGCCGCAGCTCATTCCTCTCTGTCATGACTGCCACGAGAGGATCCACAAACGCGGCGTGTATTCCGAGAATGACGGAAAAGACGAAAAAGGATTCTGGCAGGAGGAAAAATGGTGAGGAGGTTATCACACTATGGGCAGAGGAAGAGGAAGGCCCGCCGCAGAAATAGATAAGGAACTGTTTGAGCGAATGTGTACTCGACAGTGTTCAGAGGAAGCCATAGCAAGCATGTTAGGCGTATGCAAAATGACCTTGTACAGATGGTGTAAGAAAACTTACGGCACATCTTTCCAAAGTATATTCACCGAAAAAAGGCGTCGCGGAGTTTTTGATGCGAGAGATGTTTTGTATGAAGAAATCGTTGACGGCAGGAATATACAGTTAACAAGATATTTTGACGAAAAATATGGCTACTTAATTGATGGACCGCTTCCGAAAAACACAGAGCCTGAAGTAATTGCAATGCCGGCAGAGTTCGACGACGCTCCGATTCGTCAGGCTCTGCTTGACCAGCTCAAAGCGGCAGACCGTGACACGGCATGGAATCGTGATCTTGTAGAGGGCTATATGTCACTCTGGGTAACGAGACAATGGGCCATACATGATTTACGGACCCGCGGTCCGGCGATCACGTATAACAACGGCGGCGGTCAAACTGGAACAAAGGCGAATCCTTCACTTGAACAATTGGTAGACTGCAATAAGCAAATGATAGAAATATTAAAGCTTCTGGGTCTGACTGGTGAGAATGCCGCATTTGGTGGTGATTCATTTGACGGGTTATAGATACATTGATCACTACATCAAAATGGTGCGTAATGACTTGCCGAAACCCTATTGCGTATGGCAGCACAAACTTTGTGACTTTATCGAAAAGACCTTCTCCGAGGAAAATGTTTACGTTGATGAAGATCAGCTGAAAAAATATTTAGCCTTTCAGAAATACTTTCCATATACTCTTTTACCGTGGGAGATATTCGTTTTTACCTTGCACATGTGTACTTACACTGAGGACGGCGATTTGAGATTCCCCTATCTGTTCTTGAACGTCGGCCGAGGTGCAGGTAAAAACGGATTCTTATCCTTTGTAGATTTTTGTCTGTTGACTCCGGTGCATGGAGTACGTGAATACGACGTTTACATCTATGCAATGAGTGAAGATCAGGCAAAGACTTCATGGATGGATATATATAACATCCTTGATGACAACAAAAAGACAATGTCCAAGTTCTTTTACTGGACTAAAGAGATAATCACTAACTTAAATACAAGAAGTTCCATGTTTTATTGTTCCAGTAATGCTAAAACTAAGGATGGGGCACGTCCCGGGGCAATTTCATTCGACGAATACCATCAATACGAGTCAATGAAGCTCGTGAACGTCGCAGAAACCGGCCTTGGTAAGAAAAAATTCAGTCGAAAAACGATCATCACGACAAACGGTCTCGTTCGAGGCGGCCCGTATGATCTTAAACTCGAAGAAGGAAAATCAGTTCTTGACGGTGACGAAAGCGACGACGGACAGCTCTTCTTTATCTGCTGCATTGATAACATGGATGAAGTGGATAACGAAGATGCGTGGTTTAAGGCTAACCCGTCACTCTATCCGGATATGGCAACATATCACAGCATGATACGTCAGATGCGCATTGAATACAAGGCGTACAAGCGTAATCCTGCTGAGAATGTAAGCTTTCCGGCAAAGCGTATGAATCTTCCTCCGGCTGAACTGGAGAATGAAGTTACATCCTGGGAGAATGTTAAAGCGACAAATCAGCCGATCGACGAAGAGGCGATCTACGGAATGCCTTGCGTCGGCGGCATTGATTATATGAAATCAACTGACTTCCTTTCTGCCGGACTCCTGTTCCGTGTGGGTGAGAAAGATTACTGGATCCAAAAGACGTGGGTATGCAAATCATGCCGCGATCTTCCGAAGATCAAAGCTCCTCTCACGGAATGGGCGGTCAAAGGCGACATCGAATTCGTTGATGCAAAAGAGATCCCGCCGGAACTGCCGGCAATATGGCTTGAGAATGAAGCGGCAAAGCGTAACTCACGCCTGCTTCTTATCGGGATAGATGATTACCGTTATCAGCTCATGCAGAAAGCGCTTCTTGACATCAATTTCAGCGCTGAGGATGGCTGGAACAATGTAGTCAAGATAAGACCGCGTGATGAAATGAAGCGTATTCCTTTGATCACGAGCGGCTTTATCAATCAGAAATTCGCCGTCGGTGACACACCTGTTTTCAGGTGGGCGGTTCAGAATTCAATGACGGTCGTTTCACCGGCCGGAAATATCACTTATGGCAAGATCGAGCCGAAATCACGAAAGACTGACCCGTTCAAAGCGTTTGTGGCGGCGGAATGTGTTTCGGACGTGCTCGATGAATATAACACAACAAATGTAATACCGATGCTCGATGTAGTATCGTGGTGAGTGAGGTGAAAACATGAAGCTATTCGGTCACGAATGGACCTTTAAGAAGAATTCAAATACAAAGAACTTTCTTGAAATGGTCGTTGACGAACAGGAAGAATTACATCTTTACTTGTATGCTTATGCACTTCATGTAGTAATCGACCTTATCGCTTCGATCATGTCGAACATTGAGTTCAAGACATATGCTAAGGATGACGTCGAAAAGAAATCTGTTATCTGGACGCGCCTGAACGTGCATCCAAACAGAAATCAGACTTCGACGGAGTTCATGAAGGAGCTGACACGCAAGCTTCTTTTAGGCGATGTACTCATAGTTGAAATTGATGGCCAGTACATTATTGCTGACGACTTCACGATCAAAGAGAATGCTGTTATCGATAATGTATTTACAAATGTCCGAAAAGGCGAATATACGTTCCGTGAAAAGCAGTTCAAGGCTAAGGACGTGATATATCTGACTTATGGCAACCGTGCTATAAACTCAATTATCATGGGAATTACAGAACTGTATGAGAAACTTATCGGAACTGCATCTGACAAATACGCACGAAGTGGCGAGGAAAAGGGTGTACTCAGTATTGACCAGGCGGAAAGAGGACGCAAGGACTTTGCAGAGATCTATGAAGATCTTATAAACAACAGGTTCAAGACGTTCTTTAGCCGCGGAAATCACGTACTGCCGTTATTTAACGGCTACACTTACACCTCAAACACAGCCGAGGCGACTAAGAAGTACAGTAATGAGATCACTGATGTGAAGACGCTGTTCGAGGATGCAATTTCGAGAGTAGCACAGGCGTATAAGGTTCCTGTAGGACTTATTCGAGGGGACGTTGCCGGAATCAAGGATGCATACACGATGTTTCTGACAAACTGCATTGATCCTATAGCGCACATGATCGGCGAGGAATTCACCTACAAGGTATATTCCGAAGATCAGATCATTGACGGTTATGCGATCGAAGCAGACACGACGAACATTAAGCATATTGATATCTTTGACTTAGCGACAAGTATTGATAAGCTCATTGCATCCGGATTCCTCAGCATCGATGAAGTCCGCGAGAAGGTCGGACTCAGAGGATTCAATGAAGAGTGGTCAACACTCCATTGGATGACTCTCAATTACACAACAGCAGAAGCGGCAGTCGCTGCCGGCAAGGAAACAAGCCGACAGGCGGCGGAAAATGCCGATAATTCTGATAAAACTGACAATGACGAAGGGAGTGAAGATGAAGAATGATGTATGGAGTAAAAAATTCAGCAGCGGAAAGCGACACACTCGACATTTACATTTACTCGGACATTGTTGATGATATCACAGCTACGCTGTACAAATCGGCTAATATCGAGCTTATGTCGGCTGCCAAGTTTCAGAGAATGCTTGACGAAAAGAAAAATGCAAAGCAGATAAACCTTTTCATCAATTCTCCGGGCGGCGACGTGATGGACGGTGTTGCGATCTACGGTCAGATAAGAAGGCACAATGCACACGTTACAGCCTACATTGACGGATGGGCGTGTTCAATTGCGTCAGTTATTCCGATGGCGGCTGATAAGATCATTATGTCGGAAACTTCCATGATGATGATACATCATCCGTGGAGTGTAGCTGTCGGTAATTCCGACGAATTCCGCAAAGCGGCTGATACTCTTGATTCTATCCTTGAAGGCTCGATCATACCGGCATACAAGAGCAAGTGCGGCGACAAGATCTCCGATTCTAAGCTCCGTGAATATCTCAAAGATGAAAAGATGCTCACTGCAAAGGAATGCTTACAGTACGGTTTCTGTGACGAGATCACTGAAAGAAAACCGGCTGAGGATGAAGCAAAGGCGAAGGAAGCAGTTGAGGAAGCAAAGAATCAGGCAAAGATCAGTTATATGAACCGCCTGCACGAAATGTATGCAAGTCTGAAAATGCCTGCCGGACTTTCAGCAGTGGAAACACCAAAGGACGCTGCCGAAAAGCAGCAGGATAATGCGGATGCAAAGGAAAACTCTGAGAACACAGAGAAAAATGATGCGAACGCAGCAGAAAATGCAGAGAACGCTGCCGAAAAGCAGCAGGACGATGTTACCGACAATAATGACGGGAACATGGAAACTGGATCAGAACCGGAAAAGACAGAAGAAACGTCAAAGCCGGTTGAGGATAAAGTTAATGCAAACGAATTATTTATGAAATTACTCAAAGGAGAGATGTAAAATGACAAATCTTGACGCTACAAAAGACAAGAAGAACGAGCTTTACAATGCCGTAACTGCGGCACTTGCGAGCGGTAACGAAGAGCAGATCAAGGCTGCCGTTATGGATTTACAGGAATTCAACAAGGCAGAACTTAAGGCTATCTACAACGAATATGAAGAGAGCAAGGACGAAGCAGTTCTTGAAAGCAGAGGTATTAAGGCTCTTACTTCCGAGGAAACAAAGTTCTGGAATTCTTTCATCGCTGATGCAAAGAGACACTTCGGTATTCAGAACTCAGCTTCTGACGGTGTTTACACAGGCATTATGGAGCTTCTTCCAAAGACTGAATACTTCTCAATCGTTGAAGAACTCAAACAGGAACATCCGCTTCTCAGCGTGATCAACTTCACAAATACATCTGCTGTAACAAAGTGGACTATTGACAACAGCGCTGAACAGCGTGCTACATGGGATGAACTCAATACACCTATCACAACAGCACTCGAAGGCGGCCCGTTCATCACAGTAGACATGACACTCGCAAAGCTTACAGCTTACATTTTCGTATCAAACGACATGCTCGATCTCGGTCCGAGATGGGTTGCTGCTTACGCAACTACACTCCTTAAGGAAGCTGTATGGCTCGGCCTTGAATATGCAATTGTAGCCGGTAACGGTAAGAAGATGCCTATCGGTATGATGGCTGACTATAAGAAGCCATTCGACGCAACAACAGGTTATCCAACAAGACAGGCTGTTAAGTGTACAGGATTCACAAAGGAATTTTACGGCGAAATGCTTTCTATCATGTCTATCAAGGATAACGGCAGAACACGCGGTATCAACGGCGTACTTCTTGTTGTAAACCCAACGGACTATTTCACCAAGATTTTCCCTGCTACAACAGCGCTCGGTCTTGATTTCAAGTACATCAACGGCATTTTCCCTTATCCGACACAGGTTGTACAGTCTACAGCGGTTCCTCAGGGCAAGGCTATCATGGGTGTTGCTAAGGATTACTTCATGGGTCTCGGCAGTGCAAAGGGCGGTAAGCTCGAATATTCTGATGATTACAAGTTCCTTGAAGACCTCAGAACATACAAGATCAAGGTTTACGCAAACGGTCAGCCAAAGCAGTACAATGCTTTCCAGGTACTCGATATTTCTGATCTTGAAGAAGTATTCCCGACTGTTGCTACAACTGACCGACCAAAGAACGCTTACCTTGCATCACTCACACTCGGTGATCTTGAATTCACACCTGCATTCGACAGACTTAAGAAGAACTACACAGCTACAGCTACATCAGCTTCTGCTGCGATCAACGCAACAGCTAAGGATGGCGACGCAACAATCGTTATCAAGGCTGGTAACAGCGTAGTTCAGAACGGCGGCAATGTAGCATTCGCAAACAACAGCGTTACAACAGTTACAGTAACAGTAACTAACGGCGACGCTGAGAACGTTTATACAATCGAAGTTACACGCGGAAATCCTTGATCGTAAGGGACAGGTGATCCCATGTTAATTTCAAAAGAAGAAATGAAACGCGCACTCAACGTAACGTGGGATGATCCATATACCGACGACAGAATAATCGACACATACGGTGCGGCAATGGCCCTGGTTCAGGACTATGCCGGACCGGAGGTCGATCTTAAGAGCGATGAAATGGCAAAACAGCTTCTTAAGGACTGTATGCGGTACATATGGAACGATTGCCTTGACGAATTTGAAAGGCGATTCAGTCCGCACATTATTGCGTTGAGGAACAGGTATAAGGTGTTAGATTATGTACAACATGAAGCAGAAATACGAGAGGGAGAAGAAGACACAGTTCAGGACGTTTAACGACGGCATTGTGTGGATCTACAAGCTCGCAGACGTATCACATCCGGGATTTAAACCGATGTTCAAACCTTCCTTGCATAAAAAATATCAGTTTCATTACAAGACCATCGGTGTCCGCAGAAACTACGACGCTATGCAGGCGGGTGTTCGTCTCGACGAGATGATCGAGATCATGCAGGACAGAGCCATTTCACCGCAGGATATCGCGGTAGTAAACGGTGTCCAGTATGATATCAAACAGGTCCAGCACATGAACGACACATTCCCTCACACGAGTCTGCTTTCTTTGCAGAGACTGGAGGAGAATTATGACGATCTCGAAATTCGTTGAACTGCTTCTGCAGTGCTGCAGTGCAGTCTATCATCATGAAGCCTTTCAGGAAGCGTCGGAGTTTATTGTCTGGGGAGAAATCGGCGAAACCTACAATCATGCCGACAATGTACGTGCTGAGGAAGGGACGATCATTGCCGTTGATATCCTTACAAAGAAGGAATTCTCAGACGTTCCGGGAAGACTTAAGCAAATTTTCAGGGAGAATGAGATCATATACAAAGGACCTGAAATCGTATATCATTCCGATACTGAGTATATTCAGTATGCGTACACAGTGGAGTTGATCTGATGGCAAAACTTACAGTTACCGGCCTCGGAGACGTTATCAAACAGCTCGAACAGATATCGACGCTTGACGGCGGCAAACTTGCAAAATCCATGCTCAAGCAGGGCAGTGTTCCTGTCGCTGAGGAGTGGAAAAAGGTTGCACAGATGAGTCACAGCAAGCACTACAATTTGCAGGGCAGACTTGTGAATTCCACGGGTCAGATGATGCGTTCCGTCGAAACGAAAAAGGTTAAAAAGAACAAGTACGGATATTTCACTGTGACATATCCGCAGGGGCTTGAGGAATATGAGTACATTAACAAAAACGGCGTCAAAGTTCCGAGAATACGTCACGGACAGGCCGTCAATTTCCGAAATGCTGAAAAGGCGTTCTTTAACCATTACGGTTTCTTTAACAAATTAACCGGAAAGTACGTTCAGGGAGACCGATGGGTTACGAAAGTCGAAAAGGCCGCAGAGCCCAAGGCTGAAAAAGAAATGCAGAAAGTATGGGATGAATACTTGAAATCAAAGAAATAGAAAGGCGGTTATATTATGGCTACAACTGGCATTAAACATCCGGTATTTGCTCCGATCACATCAAGACCGGCAGGTGCAAAGCCTGTTTACGGCACCGGAATTCTGATTGGTAAGGCAATAAAGGTAGATATCACGATCAATACAGCAGAAGGCAAGCTCTACGCTGACGATTCACTTGCTGAGTACGATTCAAAGTTTCAGAGCGGCTCTATCGCAGCAGGTGTTGACGAGCTCACACCTGCCAAGAAGGCGGCGTTATTCGGATATACACTTGACTCATCAAGCGGCAAGCAGATCCTTAAGAAGGGTGCTTCCGACGTTGCACCTCACGGCGGTTTCGGTTACTACAAGACAAAGAAGATCGACGGCGTGAGAAAGTACGAAGTTAAGTGGATGTACGATACTGTTTTCCACGAAACAAACGACAATGCTGAAACTGCAAACGAAAACGTAAACTTCCAGACTACCGAATTTGCAGGTGAGATCCTTCCGATCATCGGTCTCGGAAACGACGACTGGTGCGAAGAACAGATCTGCGACACTGTAGCGGCAGCTGAAACAGCACTTCATACATATGCCAACATCACTGGCACTCCTTCACTGAGATCAGCGTCAGCTCCTTCGAATACAAAGGGCGGATCATCTACAACAACAGAATCAGGTAAGTAAGGAAGGATAAAGTCATGAAAATAGGAAATAAAGAAGTCAAACTCTACTACTCTAACCTCGCTGCAAGAGATCTTAACGACCTCTGCGGCGGTATTCAGAACATCGGCTCCCTCTTCAAACGTGAGGAGGGTCAGCCGGTTGATCTGATGAAGGATTATAAAAACATGATATCTCTCATTCGTATTCTCGCGAATGCAAACATAGCGAAAGAAAACAGCGAGATCGCGCTCGGTATGCGTGACGGTGAAAAGCAGGAGAAGTTCACAGACGAAATGCTCGAATCACTGCTTGATCTTTCACACATCAGCGAATATCTGGAAGAAGCTCTCTCATGTATGGGACTCGCAAGCGCCTTCGAGGTGCCGGACGAGCTCAAACTCGAAGAGCCGGACGAAGATCTCGAAGAAATAAACGCTGAAAAGAATCCCTGAGGGGCACAACCGAAGACAGCGGTTGTGCATTATCTATCGTGGACTTTCATGCGGTGTCAGTTATTCAGATATCATGATTCATTTTACTCCTGGCGACATTACTCAGATGTGGCTCAATAAGCTCGCTGAGAATCTCAGAGGAAGGAGGATGTAAATGGGTAAGATCAATACTTTGCTGTCACTCGACGGCGAATCCGATTTTAAACGTAAAATACAGGACATAACTCAGAATCTTAAAACCCTCGATAAACAGCTCGCCGAAGCGACATCAAAGTTTTCTATGTCGTCCGACAAGATGCGACTTAACACCGAGACGGCGGCAAATCTTACGAAACAGCTTGATTTTCTCAGACAAAAACAGGATCTCCTGAAAGCGGCGGTACAGCGTGCGGATAATCAGGTGGCTGACAGTAATGCCAAGCTTGCACAGGCAAGAGCGGCTTATGATCAGACCAGTCGTGAAGTTTTTAAACTCAAAGACAAGCTGGAATTCGCAAAAAAGCTCTGGGGCGAGAACTCCGAAGAAGTCAAAAAGTATGCGGCACGTCTTAAGGAAGGCGAACAGCGCCAGAAAGAGGCGGCAAAGGCAGTCACAGCGGCCGAAAAGGAAGTTGACAAAGCTAAGAAAGCATACCATGCAATGGCTCAGCAGCTTGCAGAGACGAGCACACAGGTCAATAAGACGGAAGACAGGATCTACGAGCTCGAACACGCAGAAGAGCAGGGCGAAGAAGAAGCCACAAGGTTTACGAAGGTCGTTGAAGGACTTGAAAAGGCTTTAAGCGCATTCGGAAAAGCACTGCAGGCGCTTCCTGGTATACTTAGCACGGTCGCTAATGTGATCGGAACAATAGCAACAGCGCCTTTAAAGGCTCTGGAGGCAAGTTTTAAAGCGGTCACTACGGAACTGGAGCTCGGTGTCAAAGGCCTTGAAGCATACGGGCGAGCGGTTGTCGATGCCGGAAAGAAAGTCGGCGAATTCTCATCCAGTAAGGGCATGAGCTTTGAAGCATCAATGTCAAGAGTCGCAGCATACTCCAATGCGTCGGCAGAAGACCTGCAGAGGCTTTCCGATGCGGCCAAGGAGATGGGCGCCACAACGTCCAAAACAGCCTCAGAAGCGGCTGACGCGCTCGGTTATCTTGCATTAAACGGCTACGACACAGAGCAGATGCTTGCAACCCTTAAGCCTATTGTAAAGGCGTCAGAAGCCGGTGGCATGGATCTTGCAACGGCGGCAAACCTTACAGCAAACGCACTTACTGCTTACGGAAAGAACGCAGAGGATGCAGAAGAGTTCTTAAACATCCTCACAGCGGCACAGAACAACAGTGCGACATCACTCGAACAGCTCCTTACAGCGTATGTAGACCTCGCGGGAACGTTCAACACGCTCCATGTAGGCTTTGAAGAATCAGCAACACTCATGGGTCAGATGGCCAATGCCGGTATCAAGGGCTCAGAAGCCGGAACAGCGCTCAACTCAGTAATGCTCCGACTGCTCGAAACCAACAAGAACTCAGCAGATGCTTTTGAAAGACTCGGTATTTCGGCATATGACTCGGAAGGCAACTTCAAGGGACTCACAAACGTCCTCGGTGAAATGAATGCCGCAATGGCAGAAATGTCAGAGCAAGAACGAATTATGACACTGAAAGACGTGTTCGGTGTCCGTATGTTCCAGCAAGGTTTAAAATTCTTACAGTCAGTCGCGGATTCACAGGGATATTCAGAACTCTATGATACATTGTCGTCAGCTTACGAGAATAATTATCTCTACAAAACAGCTGAAACAATGATGAATAACTTACAGGGCAGAATCACGATCCTTAAGTCAGCTGCAGAAGCCCTCGGCATTGCAATGTACGGCACATTCAGCGACAAGATTCTTGGTAATGTCGAGAAAATGACCGACTGGGTCAATGTGCTTACAGACGGAGTGGAGAACGGCGACCTTGAACAGGTAATTCCGAAACTCGGTGAAGACATTTCTGAATCACTGGTTGCTAACATCGAAATGATCGCCGAGGAACTTCCGTCGAAGTTAAGAATATTCAATGCGATCATAGTCGCCGGAGCAAAGGCGCTTGTAAAGGGCATCAGAGCGGGCAAGAACACCATCATTCCGGTACTGATAACGGGTGCGCTTGATCTTGTTACCGAGCTCCTCAAAGTCCTCCCTGACTTCGTGGTTGAGGTAACTGATGCGGCGGTGATCCTGTTCGGCGGTCTGGTGGACGCAATGAAAGTCACTTCGGAGCGCCTTGTAAAAATACTGCCTGACATCATTTCAACAGTTTCCACAGCAATAGCAGAGCACGGGCCGGATATATTTGATCAGGGATTCGATATACTTGTCATGCTGGTGCAGGGTATTGCACAGAATCTCCCGATACTGCTCAGTGCAGCGAGCCGGATACTTGACAAGCTCCTCGAAGATCTCGGCGACAATACAAGCCAGATGTCTCAGGCGGCAATTGATATTATTACTGCTCTGGTGGACTGGATCGGCGAAAACATCGACAAGATACTTGAAGTCGGCGGAACGATCATCGGCAGAGTGGTCGATGCGGTTTCAAAGTCAGATAACCTCGAAAAACTCGGCGAGGGTGCATACAAGATCATGGACAGGCTCGCAGAGTTCATCGTGGATAAATCGAAGCCGATCTTTGAGATATGGATGCCGAAAGTGCTCGATAATCTGAGAGCGGTATTCATGAGTGACGAAAACAGAAAGATACTTGCAGACATCGGTGAAGTGGTAGCCGGAGCGGTAATAATCGGCTTTGAAGCGGCATTCAAGGGACTTATCCGCAGCAATGTCAAAGGTGTTATGGAAAGCTTTATTCCGGATAATGCATCGGATACAGACAGAGCAATAATAGACACTGCTCTCGATGCGCTCATTCCGAAGATCGTGTTCTCTGACACAAAGGTAAGCGCTGCAAACAACAGCGCATACGAAGCCGAGGCCTACGGAAACGGCAGTTCAGGCGATACTATCAACATCAATTACCCGACGATCAACGGTGTTCACAACCTTTCAGAGCTCGTCGAGGAAATGGCAAAACTCAAACAGATTTCAGACAGGGCAGGAGGTGCATTCTCATAAGCTGGTTTTCATTCAAGGGCAAGCGATGCGATGCACAGGATGTTTTCTGCATCTTTGAGAAGCTCCCTTTAGATCTTAGAAGTGAAAAGATAACACAGGTCATTGACATGCCGTGCGGCGAGCCGCTTATTTACGAGCCGGGCGGTTACAGACAGCAGATGATAACGCTTAATATCGGCATAAAAGATATTACTCCGGAACACCTCAGTAATATAAATAACTGGCTTTCAGGATCAGGGAAACTCATATTCTCGAACGATCCCGACAAGCATTATCTGGCCATTGCAAACAACGCAATGACGGGAAACAGACTTATAGAGCGTTTCGGTAAAATTCCGGTGCAGTTCCTTCTTATGCCGTTTAAGCGTGAAAACGAGTCCGACTGGGTGGAGATTCCACTGAGCAATCACGTCGGATGGATAAACGACGCAACCGCGGCAACCGGCGGCACAGCTCCAAGCGAGCCGACCATCAAGATGTACGGCAACGGTGACCTTGGATTCTGGCACGTGGCATCCGGTACGACTATCACGGTGCATAATGTGTCTGAATACTGTATAATCGACGTTCCGTCCCACAGGGTATTCGACAAGAACAACAATGTGATCCTCGGACAGACTGAGGGAAACATTGAAGCTGTTATCAATCCTCCGCGTGACGGATGTCAGACGAATTTCTTTGACGCGGTGACAAAGGTTGAGGTCAAATACAACCGGAGGTGGTTGTAATGATCACAGTGCACGGAATGCACACCGAGCAGAATGATTTTAACAACTGCGGTTTAGCGATCCTCAGACCAACATCGGCATACGTAACCGAGGAACTCAACGGACGTTATGACATGGAGATCGAAGTGCCGTGCGTTCCGGATGATCCGCGCGACGGAAGGTCCGAGGATTCATGGAAGTTCGTAAAGATGTATAACATCTTGAAATCTTCCGAGGGTCAGCTGTTTATGATCCATAAGATCGAATACAGCGTCAAGAACAACGTGCCTTATTTAAAAGCATATGCAAATCATATCTGGTATTACCTGGCCGACATGCTCACTCTCGAATGTCAGGGACAGAACAACAATGCATGGCAGGTGGTCAATCATCTGTTTGAACCGCGAGATGTTCACGGTAACGGATGCACATGGTTTTCGGGCGGTACAGGGCTTACAACGTATAATTTCGATAAGTATATTAATCCGGAACTGGTGCTGAATCAGAATCCGGCATATAAGTATCATTTCCGAAACGTTCAGCTCGCAAACGCACTCCTCGGCAATTCCGATTCTATTGTGAATGTATGGGGCGGCGAGATTTACCGTGATAATTTCTATTTCAGAATTGACAGCCGGAAATATGGCACTGTAGACGATGCCTTCGAGCTCGTATACGGCGTGAACTGCCGTGACGTGCGATATACCGAGGACACGACGAACCGCAAAACAGAGATCCATACAAGCTGCAACGGCGGCATGTGGGGGTTCGCAAAGTCGGTTATTCCGGATGCCGGACTGTTTCCGCATCAGGCTATTTCCGGATTTGACCTTTCATACAGCGAGCCGGACGAGACAGTATATTACGGCGACGTTGACGCATGGTGGGCTGAGAACACGGGATGGATCTATAACTGGGAGGTCGATTACGTGGACTTCAAGGACACGAACAAAGGCGCGAACTGGAATCAGATGCGTAAGATCCGTGTCGGCGATAAGGGAGTAGTGCAGGACGCATTCGGCCACAGGCAAAGTCAGAAGGTAATTGCTACAAAGTACAACGACATCACAGGCCGTCTCGAAAGCATAAAACTCGGCTCGTTCAAGGAATCTGGACTCCACGTCTCAAGATGGGAAAAGAAAGTCATGGTTTCGACGGACAATCCGGAAGTAAAACGAATCGAGAACGTCGAAAGACAGCTCGGCGGTGTCGGCGGCGATATATCGCACATTACAGGCGATATTTCAAACATGAACAATTCTATAAACGGCATAAACAACTCAATAAACGACATCAATGCGGCGATTCAGGACATATACTCCAAACTGCCGCAGAATCCATAAGGAGGACAATCATGCTTCGAATGGATAAAGAAAAAGTAATGATCTATGACGACGACACGACTTATCTTTCACTGGAGATAACATCGATGCAGCCGGGCGAGGGTGTTTATCGTTTCTATCCAGAGCCGGAAGACGAGCTCAAAATGACGATCTATGCCCGCAAGGTACTGGTCAGAGATCCGGACAATCCGGATGAAACGCTCGTTGTCGATGTTATCGACGAGAAAGACGAAGAGCTGTCGTTTTACATGGAAACCGAGGACGGCGAGATCGTGTCGTTCTCGACGAATGAATACACTCCTGTCAGAGATCCTATTGCGGAATTCGATTTCAACGTAAACGACCCTGAAAACATTGTGTTAAAACTTGACACGAGCGCGATCGAGGCCGGAACGTACTGGTTCGATATTTTGCTGAGGATAAATGCGGACGACGAGGTGTATCACATCGCAGTCCGCAAGACTATTGAAATTAAAAGGAGGGAAAAACCATGAGAGAAAGCACTATGTGGGCATCACAGGGCGGCCCGATTATCGGTGAAATTAAGAACGGTAAAAAGTATCCTTTCGGTACCGTCTCCGCGACGCAGTATGAAGAGGATATGGCTGCCTTAAATACCGAGATATCCGGTCTTAATTCCGCGGTTGTGGCTTGTCAGGGAACTCTTTCAGGGCTCCAGTCAGCACTTGATACACTGTCGGGGCAGTACGGCGCGACAGTGCCGGGATTAAGTCAGGCAGTATCAGATATCCGTGTACAGGTCGGCGAGGTAAACGCGGCGCTCACAGCCGCCACACAGAGCCTGACAGCTGCTATCAGTGCCGTTGACATCAAAGCCGACAACATTGACGAATCATGCGGCCAGAGGATTAACGCTCTTGACAGCAGGATTACTACACTCGCAGCCAAGGAAGCGGGGGACGTGGAAACGCTCACAGGCCGTCTCGACACGGCGGCATCTGATCTCAGATCTACACAGATCACCGTAAGAGATCATACCACAAGCATCAACGCTCTCACCGGCAGAATGACAGCTGCAGAGGGCAATATTCAGGGACTTGACCTCACACTGAGGGAACACAGTTCCGAGATATCCTCACAGGGCGAGACAATAGGCATTTTAAGCTCCGACCTCGGAGCGGTAACAGATCTCGCAACAGCGACATCTGCCACAACAGCGGCCAATTCCGAAGCCATCACGGGCATCAGGGATGCGATAACTCAGATGCGTGCATCTATCACGGCGAACGCGCAGGCGATCAACGCATTTAATGCGGCGATAACGGAACTTACATCAACACAGAATGTAGACCGTGCGACGCTCACAGCACGCATTGCGGCGGCAGAAACAAGCATCAGCGCACTTGCGCAGACCGTGGAAGGCTACAACACGACCTTAAGCAATCAGATCGCAGGACTCAGAGCAAGCGTAACAGCGAACTCACAGGATATTGCAGTGATTCAGAACACGCTGCAGATTCAGGGATTGGCTATTGAAGCAGCGGAGGAACGATGCACAGCCGTTGAAGGCAGGATGAACGCACAGGAAGTCGGAATGGCTACACTGCGCCAGCAGCTTCTTAACTCGGTCATGAATATCGAGAACGAAATTGAGCAGGTCGTAACCGACAAGGCGGCGATCAAGGCCAACCTTGCGGCACTGACATCAGAGGTCAGCGCATACGAGGCCGACGTCAATGCGACACTCAGTGAGTACAACACGCGAATTGCAAGACTGGAGGATTCGACGCCTTTGGAAATTATCAGCTTTACAGCCTCGCCGGATGTATGCGAGCTCGGCGGCTCGGAGAATGTCGTTCTTTCCTGGAACGTTCAGGGATCTATCGAGAGCATCACAATCAACGGAGATCCTGTTTCCGGTACTTCAAAGACGATTCCAAACGTCCGCGAAAACACATCTTTCACGCTCAATGCGGTGGATACAAGAGGAAACGTGGCGAGAAAGACCATCAGTGTGAACTTTGTAAACCACATTTTCTGGGGAACATCACCGAACGCCGAGGCAACCGAGGGAACCCTCAAGGCTCTCGACTTCACGGAACTGTCAGACGTAAGAGCGCGTGACATCCACGTATCTCCGGACAACGAGTATATCTACTACGGATATCCGAAGAGACTCGGCACATCCGAATTCCGCGTCAACGGATTCACAGGCGGCTTTGAAAATCCGGCGATCGTATCTGTAGACAATCATGCCGGATACGATGAGGATTACTACATTTACAGATCAGCGAACAAGCTGAACAGCACATTTGAAGTTCATATTATATAGGGAGGTGCTACATATGGCAAAGAAAATAGAAGTTATAGCCGAGATCATACCGGCTGGGGATTATCCTGTTGTTTCTGCCGAAAACGTAAAGGTCGGCGAAAAGAAGCTTGATGAAGTAGCAGCAAATATCCCGTCTATCGTTGTATCAAATGAACAGCCATCAAACAAAAACTGTCTCTGGATACAGCCTATTAATTGACCGATACGGTGGTCACACTGTATTAATAAATTAATTACTTTAGAAAGGTGGTATTTTTTATGCCAAGCAAAAACAGTATTTTAAAGGGAATCGTCAACGGTCAGGTCACAGAACTCTATCCGAAAACCGTCGCAGAGAACGTCTTCGCGGCTTCTGGTACAGACCTCGAAACACTCCTCACAACGATCCCTACAACCGAAACAGTAAACGGACTTATCAGCGATGCGATCGATGATCTCATCAACGGAGCACCGGCTACATATGACACTTTAAAAGAGATCGCAGACTGGATCGCAACACACCAGAGCGAATATGAAGCTCTTATCGCTGCCATTGCAGGCAAGGTTGACAAGGTAACAGGCAAGGACCTTTCAACTAACGACTTCACCGACGCTTACAAGACAAAACTCGACGGCATCGAAGCAAATGCGAACGCATACGTGCTCCCACAGGCATCTGCAAGCACTCTCGGTGGTGTAAAGGTCGGCGATAACCTCGCGATCGACTCTTCAACAGGTGTCCTCAGCGGTAACTACAGCGCAGCCACAACAAGCGCAAACGGTCTCATGAGCTCAAGCGACAAGTCCAAGCTCGACGGCATCGCTGCAGGTGCGACAGCAGTTACAGTTGACAGCTCGATCACATCATCATCAGAAAACCCTGTACAGTCCGCTGCAATCTACACAGCCCTCGCTGGAAAGGTTGACACAGAAACAGGCAAGGGCCTTTCATCTAACGACTACACAGACGCTGAAAAGACAAAGCTCGGCGGCATTGAGGCAAACGCTAACAACTACACACTTCCAGCAGCAACAACAAGTGCTCTCGGTGGTGTAAAGGTTGGCACTAACCTCGCGGTAGATGCAAACGGCGTTATCAGCGGTAACTACAGCAACGCAACACAGAGCGCAGCTGGCCTCATGTCCTCTACAGACAAGACAGCCCTCGACAACAAGCCTGACGTATACGTACAGGCAACACAGCCGGCATCTCTTAAGGCTGGCGACATCTGGTTCCAGATCTCTGAATCATGATGGATATAGAATCAATTATTGATAAGGTTCACAGCATTCTCGTTGAAGAAGGTCAGCATGATCCAAAATTCAAGCTCGGCGAAATTATAAAGTATGCTCCGCACGAAGTAAGAGAAATACTTTTAAAACACAAAAACGAATTAGTCTGAATAAGAACCAATAAAGAACCATCGACACCCGGCGGCTCCGGCCGCCACGGTGCCGAAAAATTAAATCCTTGACTTTACTTTTTGAAATTTCCTCCGATATATATATATATATATAAACAAAAATATCTAAAAACGGGGGTTGTTTAAAAATGTCAGGAAAAATTAGAACACTTGCAGCTGTTTTAGCTCTTGCAATGATGGCAGACGTTACGTTACCATCAGCAC